AATCATTTACGCTCAAATCAAAACCAAGAACCTGGGTTTCTCCGAGGGTACTAATATTACCATCAGCAGAAGTAATATTTGGATTATCCAGTGTATAACTATTATAAAGGTTACCTCCATCTGCCATAAATTTACCATAAGCAGAACCATTACCATTAATATTATACAAACCGGTTGCTCCAAGGTGCTGTACCTCGTGCAATGTTACATTCCAAATACTTCCCATACCGGACGCTTGAAAAATCTCTCGTCTGGTTGTGGGGTCAATATCGGTGTCAGTCCATTCTCTAATATCCGCCGCCATTCTGTTACTTTTGATGACCAGGAAAAAATTCCTGGCGGGGGTGGTTCTTCGACCTCCCCTCTTACGGTCTCCCGTAAGTTCAGACTATATCATCACCCTTAAACTAAGGGGAAGAACGTGTAGTCGTTGAGGATTTAGATTATATATATGTAGTAAACTTATATTGCATACAATCCGGAACAAAATCTATGATTTTTGTACATAAAGAATGCAATTCTTTTTTTCCTCTCAAACTTATGTAATATTTAGTACCACTATCATATTTTCTAGGTATAATCATAAGTTTTCCTTTAAAAAAATTTGATAATGCTCTGCAAATAATTACATTCTCGTCATAAGAAAAATTTTCTGTATGTAAATCTATTCTATAAGTTCTCCTTATACTATTCCAAACTAAAGACCCATCATCACATATCCAAATAGCTATAACAAATAAATTCAAATAATCATTTATGTCTAACGGTAATACTTTATTACCATTTCCTTCATAAAATATCTTCCATAAATCTGTTAAGTATGGATGAGCTATAGTAATTAATTTATATGAATTTTGTACAACACATTTTATACCACTAATTACATGAGAACCACCTTTTTCAATAGATAGTTTGCTTTTAACAAAAGGTTTTAAAATATCTCTTTTAAACTCTAAATATAACTTCTGCTTTTCACGATGTCTTTCAGAAAAATAAGCATTTTTTCCACGCTTTGGTATTCTTAAAAATCCATCACCAAGGATCGATGCTATTAATAGATCTTTCTGTATATCACTGAAATTAGTGTTTCTTAATTCATGATTTATATTAATTTTTGATGGTCTTGTTTCTATATCATAATTAATTAACCAGGACCTAACCGTCATCACTGATGTATTAAATATTACAGCCATTTTTGATAACGATAATTTCTTATTAATATATAAACCATATAATAGATCTTTTTCTGGAATTTCTAATTTTTTCATATTTATATAATCTATCTTTCCTGCTGATTTTCCCTATTTCTAAAATTTTTACTTCCTCACTTTTCAGTAGGTTAAGTATTTAGAACTTAACAGGACGTTCCAGCATATAGTTCTTTTTTCATTACCCATTTACATGGGCACGAGACCCGGCAATATTTTCTTTATAATACTGCAACATTTGATCTTCTGGGGATACGTACAAATCTGTAAGGACTCTACCAATTCTTTTGAAACCAACCATCATCTTATTAATCAGTTCTTTAGACAAATAACCAGCGCCTGTAGAAGCAGGATTAATTTCGTAAATAGGTGCCGGTCTAGAACCTAAAAGACCTTTGCCTGAAAAAGACGATGTAGCAGCCGGCATAATTATACGCCAACCACACTCTTCCTCATAATTAGCAAGATCTTTAGCCACACGGGCTGCCGATCTTTGAGGTATATCTATTCTTGAATCTCTTGCATAAGTCACTTTCCAATCTGCAGATGCATTTATAGCGAAAGTAGGAACAAATACTTCTTCTCCAATTCCCTCTATAAAGTTTTGCGCCATATATCCTAGACCAGGCAAAACCCAAACAGGAATCTCAAAATCTTCAGCTACTGGGTAGACAGCTTGAGCCCCGGGCGCAAGTTGTTCCACAGCAAAAAGCTGTCGCATAATCGATTCCAGTTCAATTTTCTGCAGGATTGGAGTTGTTATAGCTGCAGCAAAAGCTCTGAATGCGGCTTGCCCTTCAGGTGTTTGCTCGGCAGTTGCTTTAAACAATTCTTGCATTTCTTGACGTTCCATATTAACAACTCCTCCTATTTAATAATTTAGGAAGCACAAAAAATATCATGTGCTTTAATCCATTTAATTTTTTTTCAATACTAAATCAAAAGCTTAATTCTAATGGGATACAATGTAGTATTATTGATATTTGCTCCAGCTTTAGCTACACTAGCGCCCTTAACAACCTTAGCAACTTCAACAGTACTAGCGCGGTCGCCAGTACCAATATCACCGGTATCATCTGTAGTAGTAGCATCAGCATTAGTCTCACTATTAGTTACTTTACCCTGATCGGCTGCGGCGAATAAAGCTTCGCCTGGCACGATAGCGGCAGTAGGTGTACTAACTAAACTAGATGATGTCTTAAGACACGTGTAATGAACAGTATCCCAAATACCCAAATGAGCAATACCCATAGGAATTTCTTTAGTACCTATGATATTACCATTTGCATCATAATCTGGCTGAGCAATAATATCACTAGATCCTAAATCACCAGGCATCGAAAACCCAGTAGGATGTACTTGATGATATCCAGTTTTAACTTTCTGCATCGCAAACCCAAAAGGAACAAACGGTGTAGAATCATACACCATCTTATAAACTATTGGTTCCTCATTAGTAGCAGATGCATCCAAATAAACAACTGTACCAGCATAACAAACGACGCCGCCGACACCAGCCGAAGCTGTACCAGTCTGTGCGCCATAACTACAAAATTGATTTTCTACAACAGGATGTCTTGGAATAAACATAATCCTATCTCCTCCTTAACTATTCTTCATATTATCCGCCATAGCATTGCCTAATTTCTGATATTTACTTATGACATTATCAGAAGGCTGTATTTCTAAATTCATAGCGGCCGCGACAGCAACATTAGGGTCAACGTTAGCTGGCGGAGTTTCTTCATTATCTTCCTCAGAATCTTCTTCCTCGGAACCTTCTTCTTCAGAACCCTCTTCCCCAGAACCTTCTTCTTCAGAACCTTCTTCCTCAGTAGAATTTTCTTCGGGCTTCTCAACAACATTAGCTAACTCGTCTTCTACTGCTTTCCTTAAAGACACAAGCTCATCTTTATAAGATGCAAATGTTTCATCATCCATTTCTCTTATTTTAACGGTTTGGCCTTCCTTATCAGACAGAGCTACTCCAACAGACGTGAGTTCAGACATACGAACTTCAGCTGCTTTATCTTTCTTCATTTCCTCAATTTTATTCTCAGTGTCTGCCAATTTTTCATTAGACTGCTCAACCTCTTTCTGTGCCGCCTCAAGCTCAGTTGTAAGGTTTTTAACGCTTTCTTCTAAATCACTTAATTTAGAACTCATTTCTTCTTCTTTGGTATTTTTTTCCTCCAAAGAATTTGTTAATTCAGAAATAATTTCTGCTGACTTACTAAGTGCGCTCTCAGTCTTTTCAATTTTCTTGGCTTCCTCATTCTGAGAAAAGATTTCGGCTACAACAGCCTCTACATCTTTCTTCAGTTTCTCATCCATAAATTTAATACCTCCTATAAAATGTACTAAGTAATTTTGAGATATTTTTTATCCAACCTGGTATAACATAAAACCTTTTCCTTAATTCTCAAAAAACACATTTAATAATTTAATTACGGCAATGAAGGTGCCGCACCTGTATTACCTCTACAAGCAAAAGCAGAGTAATCAAAATTCTCTCCAAGCATAATTTTTACATCAAAAATAGTAGCACTCATAGAAGCGCTAGATTTAATATAAATTTTACCATCAGAGGTATTTTTTTCAACCCAATACCTACCTTCGCCTGGATCAGACAAGGGTGTAACAGTAACATTAGCGTAACTAACCAAATCATAACCATGAAATTTTGTTCCGCTGGCTACCACCATTGTTTCTGTTCCTGAGTGAGTAACATCAGTAGCCCATAACATAGGATAAGCATGATTATTACCCATGTTTCTGTAAATGGCCTTCATGTTATCATCACCGTTAATTCTAGTCATCTTAGGGGTACTCTTAAGTTTCCCCTGTTGCCCAATATTAAGTTGTGGCATTTTGTTTCCTCCTCCACGATCAAATTTTTACTGCCTCGCAACAAGCAGTTTTTAATCCTTTTTAGCTTTTTGTACTACTTTTTCTAACTTTGATACTAATTCGTTTCTCCTATCACTCTTTTCTATTTTATTTATTAATTTTTTAATGTAGGCACGAGCAGTATCAAGCACTTTGATTTTCAAACAATCAGGGTCTGAAGTATCTCTAGAAAAAGAAGTGCAGCTACTATCATATAATGAACACCAATCTTCGTGTATAATCTCTGTATTTGGACCTTGCGGTTCTTCTGCCAAAACTCTGCGTTTATAACTAACACAAATACCTATTGTGTCTCTATAATCTAACGAAGCATCATCTTCATTAGTGTCTGTAATGACAGGATTAATACCCTCTATATTATCAGAGGTTACATTATTATCTGTATTACCTTGTTCTATCTTATCGTAATCTAACACAATTATCTCTTTTGGATTAATTGCATCTTTTTCTTTTTCGTTTGCTGTTTCTAAAATAACGGAAGGTGGGTTGGCTGGATTTTTAACAATACCGCAACCAGAAAAACATATATTTCTCAACACACGTTCTATTTTATCTTTAGCTATTTCTTTGCCATTTTTTATTATCTTAGCAATCTTACCAAAAACTTTATCATCGTGTGCTAAACCAATCATCTCTGCTTCACGTTGTGTCATTATAACATCAC